TGGGAATATGTTGTTGACCCGATGGGTGGTGGAACACGCATACGTTATTTATTGACTAATTACACTCTTCCGTATTCTACACGCAATGGTACTGATGGATATAATTATCCCGCACCGGAAAAGGAGATTTCAGACGTACATATTTTTACATACAAAAATACTCATTTTAGACATAGATTCTCTACCTACAAAGGACACCCTAATCACAATGAAGATTGGGCTGATTGGATATTGAATGAACTTCTCAAGGAAAAAGGAGACAATAAGTTTAGACACAGTGTAATAATAGTTGATGTTCAACCTTATATGGGTTCTGACATTAGATGGAACTCTAAGTCATTCGTTCTAACAAAGGAAAACATTGACTCTTCAAACATGACTGATTTTCAAAAGAAGAAATTACATGAGTTACGAGAGTTGAAACAGTTTCTCAAGGGAAAGGGTTTTCCGGGTGAAGATGACGTAGTAGATATTCTCGGATTATGTGTATACTCTGCGGCGAGGGATAGAAACCCCATCTTTTGCAGAGAGAGTTTCTCCATGAACGAACACGGTTGGGATGAAATAGGTGATTTACTATGAAGTGGGAAAAGTATCGTAAATTGAAAGAAGAATACAAGAAAAGGAGGAAGAAGAAATGAGAGTATGGTCAGCAACATGGTGTGTCCCATGTAAACAAGTTAAAGCATGGTTAGCACGAAACCCTGATGTGTCAGTTCAACTTATGGATGTGGATAAAGATAAACCACCTTCTGACATTAGAACCGTTCCTACATTAGAGACTGACGATGGACAGTTCATTCGTGGGCCAAGTGAAATAATCAAGTTCTTACAGGAGACAAAACAATGAGTGATGAAACAATAACAATTGATGATAGAGTAAAAACAATGTTGAAAGATAAAGACTGGACTTTTGCAGAATTGCAGAATATGACAAGTGTTGTAGAAGGATTTGCAGATGCAATCTACGCAGAACTATCTGCTAAGGAAAAGTTGGATTTAGTGTGGGAAGACATAGGACAGGAGTTCTATTCTATTGCATCAACTAAGTTGAAGGAGTCAGTAGCAAACGCAGTTAAAGCAGAACTAACAACTGCTAAAATTAATTTTAATAAAAAGGAGGACAATACAAATGAAGTTTCCGAGAGTAGTGTGGGCGGGAAGTCATCTAAGACACGCACCACAGATGAGAAGAAAAGTAGTAAAAACAAAAAGTGAGTTTCTTGATTGGTTCAACCAATTCAATGGAAAGATGAATTGTTATACGACAGTCTATGACTTTGAGGATATCAATGATAATACTCAGATTGATTCATCTGTTATACTGGATAGAATGTTCTTGGATTTTGATGCACATGGCAAACCACTTGAACTTGCTCACAAGGATTTTGTCGAAGTGGCTAAGAAGTTAGAATCACAAGACATTATGTTCAGAAGTTATTTCAGTGGTAAAGGCTTCCACATAATTGCACTAGGAGAGCGAGTAAATGATATCCGGTGCATTCAGCAGTATTATACCGAGTTGGCTAAAGACCATCCTACTTTGGATAGTAGTGGGATTCAGATAAATCGTTTGAGAAGAATACCTAACTCAATGAATCTAAGCACTACCTACGATGAAGACAAATCTTACTTCTGTATTCCAATCAACTACAAGTTGGAAGATTTAGATTTGATACTACAATCAGCAAAGAATATTGTTCCGTTGGATATCAAGTATGGTTCAAAGAGAATTAAATTTCCAACAGTAGAACCGATTGAGGCTTCTGACATTGAAGTTGAAATGCCTAAGCCTGTTGGTAGTTTACCAATACTACCGTGTTTACACAATTCGATTATGGTTGAAAACCCAAGTCACAATGCAAGAGTGTTTCTAATACATTGGTGGAGAGATTTACTTACAGGTAGAGAAAGAAACGTTTCACCTGAACAACAAGAAGAGGTAATTGATACTATCATGGTTGAGTTAGAGAAGGTTGCTTCACTTGATGAAGTTTGGTTAGATTGGAACTATGAAACTAGTAAGATGTATGTTAGTGGTATAGTTTCTAAAGGATATCATACTCCGAGTTGTGATAAACTAATTGCACAAGGGTATTGTGTAGGAAAATGTTGGAGGTATGTAGATTGAAATGTTCTTGCGGAAGAAAATGGAATCAAACAGATTGGCACTATGGAAAATGTGCTGAATGTATGAAGCCACTAACACTTGAACAGTGGATGTATTTGAAGGAGGATTTTAGATGAAACTAAAAATAGACAGTAGAGAAAACTCTGAGTTAACTAAGCAAGTCTTAGAAAAGGCATCTGAACTCAATATTCAAACTGAAAAGGAATGGTTAGATATTGGTGATTATGTTTTCAACGATGTTTGTTTTGAAGCAAAGTCTTCCTTTGATTTCTTACAATCTATTGTTAACAATAGACTTTGGAATCAAATGGATAACATGGATAGAGCATTTGATAACAACATAGTTATTTTATACGGAACGATAGAAGAAGCAATACAAACTCATCTATCTCATTCTAAATCTACTATGCCTAAAGCAACACAGAGCGTTTTACTAACAAAAAAGTTCTATGGTGCAATGGGAAAGATAATTTTGGATACAGATTGCACTTTATTGTGGGTTAAGAATGAAAAAATTGCGGCACAATTGATTTGTGTAGTTTGTAAGATGCAACCACATGATAGGGAAGTTTACACTCCCCGAATAGTAAAGAAACGTAAGATTAGCACAACCGATTTGAGAATTGATGTGCTAACAACGATAAAAGGTGTTAGTGAGAAGAAAGCAAAGGCTCTCATTGATACATTTGGTTCAATAATGGAAATTGGAGAAGCCTCATCTAATGAATTGTGTGCGTTAGATGGAATTGGTAGTGTATTAGCAAAAAGAATACACGACACACTAAATTCAGAAGAAAAAATGGAGATATAAACATGAGTGATAATGAAAATGAATTAAAATTAGGACAAGACGATGAATATGAAGCAGAAATAGATAGATTATACTTTGAGTCTCTTCAAGAAGGAAGAGAATACTCAAAAGCAAGTAGAATACCATCTGTTGTAGAAAAATATGTAAAAAATGCAGTAGAAGTTTCGATAAATAACGAAGTTCCCGCTATGTTGTCATTTTATTTGCTTTTAGGGCAGATTTCTAAGGATATGGTATGTATCCCTGCCGGAAAAAGAAGAATTGACACAAGAGTTCAGGTTATTTGGATGCAAACATCAGGAACAGGTAAGACTGAGATGTATAACTTCTTTGGGCCAGTATCAAAATTGGTATTTGATGAATTGAACAGTAAATATGGTTCAGATATCAATGATTTTGAGAAAGGATTCAAGACTATTGGTGAGCATAACCGTCAAGGAGCAGGTTATCAGGTAATTGAGGTTGGAGAATCAACAGATGCAGGTATGGTCGGAAGTATGGGAGAGGAAGATGAGGTTGTTGTTGATGACGATACAGGAGAAACAAGAACAATACAAGTTCCAGTCCAAAATTATGGTCAACTTGAAGGTGAAGGACTTCTAATCTTTGATGAGTTTCACGATTCAGGTGTATTTAGTAAGACACAACATAGAAACAACATCATTTACTATCTAAATACTCTAATGAACACTCTTTGGGGTCAGAATTGGAGAATTAGAAAGAAGAAGTTGGAAGGTGGAGAGTTTACTTGCAATGCAAGACTATCTTCATGGGCTACTACATACATACCAAAGACCCTAACTACTGCTATTTCAGAAACAGGGGCTATGCAACGCTCTATTATCTACATTAGGGAAGTTCCTATTGAAGAACAGAACATGATTAGAGAAACTATTGCTGATGATTATGGTGTTATTATTGATGACGCTAAACCCATTCAACAATATGCTGATGCCTTTGTGCAAATCTATGAAACTCTAAGAGAACACTACATAGAAAACGGTGAAGACCCGCTAAAAACTGTAACTTTTGCAAAAGGATTCAATCAAGCAATAAAGAATGAAACCTTCAAGTTTCAACAGTTTGTGCAGAATAGTAGACCCGCAGTTATGGAGGTTGCAAACAACTTCATTACCCGTATGCAGGGAATGATGGTTAAATTAGCCGTTATTTCTTGTATTGCTGAATCGGGAACTGTTATCAAAAACAAGGATAAGCGTTTTATCGTAACTGAAAAACACGTTAGGCAGGGCGCATATCTTACTCGACAATGCTATAAGTCGCTTGTGTCGTGGCTTGACTTAGCACTAAAGGCTGAAAGGAAGTCACTTCAAGAGAGAGCCATGCTAGGAGAGTTTAAGAAAGCGTTTGTTAAATTATCGCAAACACCCGAAGCAAGAACAATTGATGGGGAACGATGGATAAATAAAACTACACTATTTCAGCATATTATGACTTTAACAAGAAGAGGACAAGCCCAAGTGTATAGAAATTACAAGGAAGTATCGGAGCATTTTGATGAGAAGAGGGTTGGAAGATACGGATATGTTAAACTAAAAAGGAGTGAAAACCAATGAGTAAAATAACGGTAGAAAATCAATACTTAGTATTTGATGTAAGAGAAGGCCCAAAAGTAATAATCGAACAACTGAACGCATTTGGAGCAGAAGGTTGGAGATTGGCGGCAATGTTGAATGTCGGAGAAACACAATTAGTAGGATTCTTAACAAAAGAAAACCGAAAGGATGCCCCTGACCCTAAACAATCAGAAGCAGATAAAATTGCATCTATATGGACTGCATCAAACAAGGATGATGAATGATGTCTGTTTTAGCAATTGACTTAGAAACAAAGAACTTCTCCTATGAGATTGGAGGATGGGACAATACCCATATGTTTCTTGTATCAACTGTTTGCACATGGGATGGCGACAAGGGAACAATATACATTGATAAAGCGGTAGATGAATTAGCCAAAAGCAATGTTCAGATTAAACCATTATCTGATTTGAAGTTTGATTTAGATGAACACTTCCAAAAAGGAGGAGTTCTTTTGGGTCACAATATTCGTAACTTTGACCTACCTGTTTTGAAGAATGCTATGGATATCTATTGTATCAAGAAGTATTTGGATAATGAGTCATACATTGATACCAGTGCAATACTTTCTAAGGAGTATGGTGAGAGATATTCTCTTTCTAACTTAGTTCAACATACATTGGGTAGTGATAAGATAATGGATAGTGCTGATGCTCCAATAGTTTGGAAAGCAGGTGGATATTCAGAAGTAGCAGAATATTGCCTAAAAGACTGCGAATTGGTCTATGACCTATGGAAACATGGGGTTTCTAACAAAATGGTTAAAGGATTCTCCCTTGACGAAGAAACCGTAAAGACATTGGAGGTGGAATGGTAATGACCCCGTTTGAATGGTTAGCATGGTTTGTATTTGTGTTGGTGATTTCTCTTCTTTTCTTTGCCGCATTTGGAAACAGTAAGTATTCCGAAGAAAGTATTGAAGAGTATATGGAGAAGTTGATTGAAGAAGAGAGGCAGAGAGATGGCTCTCAGAGAAACTTGTAGATTCTGCAATCAACCAACTATTGCAAAACGCATCAAAGGAACTTATGTTGGTAGTCTTGAGCAAATCAAGATATGGCAATGTAGGGAATGTAAAGCCTTATGGTCGGATAATTGAATCCGGCCATAGGGCCAACTTTTTTTTATGCAAAAATTTCGACCCCTCAAGATTCGCATACTCCCTATTACGTGATTAATAACAACAACTGACTATTCAGTGCAAAAAGTAAATTAACCTTCGGTGTATTTTTTGCACCAGTTGGTGCGGGATGGAAGATGACGGTATTAGCGTAGAACTTACGGGGTCTTGGTATTGGGTGTTAAAAGTAGTAGGGGTAATAGCGAATTAGATAATCTCAAAAAGAAAAATCCCGATTGGAATTGGGATTATTGGGATGCACAATTGGAGGGATACGGATGTTAATTGCCCTATTCAAGAGCCTTCGGGCTTGGGGAAAATTTCGTCTGTGAGTTCATTTTACAGAATAAAATACGCACTAATAAGGGGGGGTAAACATAGACAATAGACCATTTTCTACCTGCGCCATGTTTGTAAGGTGTTTGAATGAAATGTTTGAAGACTTAGATGATTGGTGATTAACCTACTAATCCATTATCCAAAACCCAATCGGGTAGAACTGGTAAGTTTTCATATGCTTCATCGGCAGTATCATAATCAGTGATATCTCTCCATGCTTGTCTGTAAGTTTGGATATCTGATAACTGAGAGTCTGTAAGTCCTCTATCGGGAAGAACAAACGAATCAGTATTCTTCATCATTACTTCTCTTTCAATAAATATTTCTTCCCATGTTATAGTTATCTCTAAGGTTTCCACTGTTACTGTTCCATCTTCGTTGTATATCTCATGTCTTATTTCCACCATATTCATCACCTCATGCGTAAGTCAAAGTAAACAATATGTATCTACCAGTCGGCATACCTGATTTATATTGAAAATCAGTTGCACCAATTGATGCAGGTGGGTCGCCACTAAATGTCCCCCACCTAGAAACACCGGAAAAAGGAGTTGTGTTACTACTGCCTCCTACTATTCTACCTGATAAGTTAGGTATTCCACCTATTGATGTTTTCATTTTACAAGTGCCGGGAAAAGTGCCAAACTTTGGAGTAAGGGCAAACCAATATATGTCCCCGCCAGTAACGGTAGGACTTGATATTGAAGTTACTGTCTTATATCCAGTTGATGAAACATCTACATCTGTTTTACGAAGAATAGCACTTTCACCG